CGTGTAGCCGTTCGCCTTGCACGCCTTCACAATCTTCGCCCAGTCCATGACACTGCTCCTTAGTGATTTCTCACCGGGACTCAGTGCCGGACTGCTGGGGCAACACGCCGCGCGTCCGTGGACCTTGCCGCGATACTCGGCGGTTAGCCGAGGATAACGATCTTCCGCCTCGCCTTTGTGGCGGGCTGTTGATTCATTGTAGCCGCCTCATCGGCGACCGCGTAAGCCTGACACTCACCGTTCATGGGGATCGGCGTATAGCTGATTTCGATGAGCTTGGACTTCCGGGTGATAAGGACCGCACCGGGGTAGCGGGCCGCCTCTTCCTTTGTCGGCTTGCCGCTCTCGATCCGCTGGACCACGACCGAGTGCCCGATGGTGTAGAGTCGGGCCAGCTTCTCCACCCAGTCCCGCTTGCGGTTCTCGCCTTCCCCGCCGATCAGGACCGAGGTACAGATCAGCCCCTTCGGCGTCAGCTTCAGCGACCGGCACTTGCCCACCGCCGACAGCACGTCGTATTCGTGGTCCACGAACATCGTCCGATTGCCCGCAAAGTACGATTGCCAGTCGATCCCTTCCGGCAGGATGACTTCCTTCTCCAAGTCCACCGCGTCCGTCGTCGCGTACCCCTCGATTTGGAAGGGCTGCCCATTCGCCGGGGTGAACGCCTTGAAGACGGGATCTGCCCACGCCTTTACCGCAACGTCCGCCCCGTACCGCTTGACGGCGGCATCGCGTTTCGCCTTGATGTAGCCGGTCCATTTCATTCGCCTTCCTCCGTGACCAACTCGATGGTCGCACACCCGCATTGCGGGTGAATGTCGCTGGCCGTCATGACCGGCAGGCCCACCGTGTACGTTCGCCCGTCCGTCCCCACGATTGTTTCGCCCGCCTTGAAGAACGGTTCGCCGATGGGAACCTTCTTACCCGCGACAGCCGCCGCAGCACCCTCGCACAAGCCGCAGGGGTTGCCGCTCAGGTCCCACGTCTTGGAGTCAAACCCAAGCTCTTCGGCCTGCTTCAGCGACCCGTGCTGGTAGGCCCTCGCCGTCTCAGTCCGGGCGATGACTTCGGCCCGGTTCGCGGACACGTCCGGGACGTTGGCGGTCAGGTCCGCCTGAATCTCGCCGATGGTCTTCCCCTGTTCCAACCCCGCGTCAATCGCCGTCCGCATCTGGTTCGCCATAGTGTCAGTAACGCCTTTCACCAAGTCGAAACCGTACTGCTTGACGTACTCCTGAGCCACCGACGACGACAGGGGGGCCGCACCAGGTTCGTACTTCGCCACCATCTCGACGGCACCCGCCCGGAACGCCTCGGAGATGCTCGAGCGGAGCAGCCCCTCGAGTTCCGCAGACGACAGGGCCGAAATGTCGAAGGAACCATCGGGGCCGATGGCGTTGATCCCACGCCGCAGGGCATCCGACGCCCACTCGCGGACCGCCCGATAGATCCGGGCTTCGATGCTTTCGTCGGTGGGATCAGCCTTGCGGGCCGTGCCATGCTTGGCACAACCGCACTTGCCCGACCACTCCCAACGCCCGATCAGTTCTGGTTGCCCGCCTTTACCGACAGGTCCACCAGCGTTTCGCGTACCCGCTGCGAGGGCGTGAGGGCCGCCCGCTTCCGGTCGCTTGCCGCCTCGATGACCCTTCCGGCTATCTCCGTCGCCAGTTCCCCCGGAAGAGTCACCGTCAGGAACAGGCGTTTCTGTGACTTGCTGATTCGTGCTTCCCGCATCTGCTGCCTCCGGGGTGAAGTTTGCGAGGGGTCCAAACACCGCGTCGATGACAGCCGCATCGACCATCGGGAACGCCGCGACCGCGATAGCACGGGCGGACGCGAGCGGGAGTTGACCCTGAGCCACCTGAGCGGCAAGGTCCGCCAACGCTTGGACCTGGGCACCGTTCAACGCCGTAGCCGCAACGTCGGCAACCGGGGCAGCGTCGGGGGCCGCTACATTCGGCGTAGCGGGCTTGTCGTCCGGGGCCTTGCCGAGTCCAACCGACAGAGCCGGGATGGTCTTCCCGAGCGTGTTGTCCTCGTCGTCCACCGGATCAAGCCCCACCACCGCACGCCATTCGTTCACGCGGGCGACGCCAGCCTGGAACCCGGCCAACAACAGAGTCGCCTTCGACGCCACGTCCTCCACAACCGGATTCGGGTACGCGAACCACATCTCGCCCGGTTCCACGCCGAACATCGGGAGCAGCCATTCGGTCAGGTCCGACGCGACAGCCTTTTGCCGTGCGTAAATCTGCTGCATCCAGACCTTCGACCCGTGGGCCGCGTTGGACTGGATCGCGTCGTTCATCTTCCAGATCGGTTCGGGGACGCCAGCCGCCCGATAGATCGCGGCCTCGCACTGGATGATTCCACGCTCGTAGTTGAGTTCATGGGGCTTGCTGTTCGGCTGGATGATTTCAATGTCTTCAGCGGACCCGTTGATGATCGTGACCTTGCCCGCCTCGAAGGGGCCGCCCTTCCGCTTCATCGCTTCGGCCAACTGGGCCATCTGATCGGGCAGGTAGTTGTTGACCCGTACCACCATCCCCGGCTGTGCCGAGTTACGCCAGCGGTGAATCTCCGACGCGATGGCCGCGTCTTCCATGTCGCCGTAGCCCTTGATGGAGTCCACCCAACTGACGCCAAGGTAGGGGTTGAAGGGGTCAGGCATCCAGCGGGACGCGACAACCTGCGAGGTCGGCAGCATCGCCGTGTTCGTTTCGTTCCGCCCGTAGTGGTAGCCGGTTACGCCCTGCTTGTCGTCCAACAGGACCCGCGTGAACTGCGGCAGCAACAGGAACAGCCCCGTAGGCGTCTCCCCACCCGTCCAGATGTACGCAGCCCCGGCCACTTCCCGGAACCAGTAGAGGGCCGTAAAGAAGTCCGCCGAGGTGGTCGATGGGTCAGGGTCCCGCAACAGGGAGAGGGCCGGGTGGTCCGTCACTTCCTCGATTTCGTCCGCACCGTTCGCGTAGGTCATTGCCTTCGCAGCGGGCCGCACCGACCCCTCGCCCCGCAGGAACGACGCCGCCGACTTGCTGACCCGACGCCCCGAACCCGTCGCCTTCCGGTAAAGCCGAATCTCACCCGCCGCCGCTTCCCTCGCGATGATCGTGGCCGCGTTCCAGATCGAACCCGTGACAGCACGCCCGACCCTGCCGTAGTCACGGGGGTTGAGCGTGTTGACCTTGCCCTCGATGGTTTCGGAGATGCGAACCGTCGCCGCGACGTAACGGCTGTCCGACTCGGTCGGCGGACGCCGCGTTGCCTTGAAGGCGTCGATAAGTTCTCGGATCATTCCCATTGGCTCACCACCATTGCAACAGGCCCAACGTGACCACGGCCACAGGCCATAGCCGCATACCTCAACGCATCCATTCCATGGTTGTCGGCGTCTACCGGCAGTTCCTTCGCCAGCCCGCCCGACTTGGCAGCCCACACATACGAGTCAAACTCATCCCGGAGCGACGTGGGCCGCTTCTTCTCTTCAAGCTTCCGGTCATACTCGACCAAAGCACTCGCGAGATAGTAGAACCCTCGACGCCCGTTAGGTTTCTGGGCCAGCCGCGAGCGTACAACGTCCAGCCCCCGCGTGATCGCCTTGTCCGCCGGTTGCGTTGAAACCCCGTGCCGCTTGAGCGTTTCGCGGTCCTCGCGGTCATGGTCGGCAACAGTGGCGACGTATGACTCGCCCCGCGACAGCTCGACGATGACCTTGGCGTGATCCTCCACCAGCCGCTCGGACATGTACCATTCCCGGTAGACGTACAGGGCTTCCCCGCTGTCGGCAATCCACAGGCAGACGAACGGATCGTTCCACCCGAAGTCAATCGCCCGGTACTTCCGCCACTTCTCCCAGCCCTCGGGCATCCGGTCGATGACGTTGACGCTGGCGTCGAACTCGGGGAAGACCACCCCGTCCGCCTGTGCCCATCGCCCGTCCTTCAACCGTGCCCGCCTCACACCCGTCAGAGCGTCGAGGGTCTGCCGGTACTCGACGCCCAGCGGGGTCCAGCCGCCCCCGTCGTGCATGATGGGGTTGTCCTCCAGCCGCGACAGGATGCGTTCCCGGTTGTCGGACGACTTCAAGAATCGCTGGTTGAGCCAATGCGATGGGGCCTGCGGGTTGCAGTCCGCCGCCATCTGCCGGAACGGGGTTGAGTTGCCTGATAGACGGGTGAGGAGCTTCTCGTGGTCAGTCTCCGACGCCTCGGTCCACTCGAAGGCGAAGACCCGATCCCATTCGGTGGACATGATCTTGTCGGTATGGTCCATGCCACCGGGGACGATCATCGACCCATTGGGCAGCCGGTAAAGGTCACGATGGGTCCGCTTGGCCGTGCCGATCCATGATGCGTTCGGGGGGAAGACGTGATCCTCCAAGGTCTGTAGCACGCTCTCGGACATACTCGCCCGCGTCTTACGCACCAACAGGACGCGGGCCTTGGGGTATCGGCAGGCCACCGCGTAAGCCTTCTCCAGCATCCCCCGCGACTTGCCGGTGCGGGCCGGCCCTTCGATCAGGACCTCGCGTGCCCGCGTATCGAACAGCCTGGCAGCCCCCCCGCGTGCCTCGTATTCGTAGACTGCCTGGGTCATAGTTCCCCCGCCGCGTCGATGGTGTCGGCATAGCCCGCCCACTGCATCCGGTAGAGGGGGCCAAGCCGCTTGTAGCAGAACCACCGGAACCCGCTGAACCCGATGTACCGCTCGGCGTGCATCCCCATGACGACGCCCCCGCCGTCGATGGGTCCGCCCCCGATGGTCAGGAACATTCGCTGGTACGTCGTGGGCTTGGGTCGCGCCGCAGGCGGCTCCGCACCCCGCATGTAGTACCTGCCCTCCCAAACGACGAACACACCACTCTCGGCAAGCTCGCGGAGGATGGCGTCGTCGTCGGTCACTACACACCCCGCTTCGCTTTGGCCTTCTTGGCGTCTTGTTTCGGGCGTTCTAGGTAGTACCCGCCGGTCGGGCTTCGCTTGTACCCCGACGCCTTGATGAACGCTTCCCCTTCTTTGGTCGTCGCCCCTTGAGTCACCACCATGTGAGCAATGCTCAGGATTTCTTTGTTGATGAGCGTCCGCACGCCGCAACGCCTCGCCCACTCCGGAACGTGGGACCCGTAGACGTTGAACCGCACGATTGCCGCGTCCCCCGGCTTGTCTTTGTCGGCACCCTCCAACGCACCCCAGACCATGCCGACCGGGCCTTGAAACCCACGCCAGCGGCAAACGAATACCCATTGGCCGTAGTCGATGGGGTAGCGTTCGACGTAGCAGTACCGAATGTCGATTGGCTTTGCTTTGGTCACACCCCACCCCCATCCGTGCCCCGCACAAACTTCACGGGCATCTCCACCCGCTCGGTAGCGAGGCCCGCGTCGAGGCGGTCCGCCTTGTCCGACGCCATGTCGATGTCCAAGTTCTGTTTGTTCATCTCGATGACAGCCCGGCACGCGGCAATCGCCGTCCGGTCGTCCACCGACTCGATCATCCCGTCAATCCGCCCCACCACCTTCGCCCGCAAGTCGTCCGGGATCGGCCACCCGTTGCGGATCGCCTTCGCCAGCATCTTCGCGTCCGCTCGGGCGTGGCGTTTGGTCGCGAGAAGCTCGGCACGGGGGGCGTCCAACACCTCCCCATTCCCCTCTGCGGCTTGTTGAGAATCCATTCTCATCTCGGCCCCCGTTTGATTTCCAGCGTTTGCCATCATATACAACCTGCGTTTGTTCGACGTGGCAGGACCCACACAGAGAGGCCCGTCCGGGTTTGGGTCAGCGAACCCCACCCGCCGGACGTACCCGCATCCGCGTGGGGATCGACGCTCCCGACCTCTTCCGCATCGCCGCGTGACAGTCACGCTCGGTTTTGATGTAGCCCGTGAAGTAGAGGTGTGTGCCGTCCACCGAATCCGTGGCCGACATGAGCATCGCGTTGGTACGCATCCTCCGCATGTCGCAGACCGTAACTCGGCTGTAGGTCGAGAAGTCCATGTTGCGGAGTGCGGTTCGGTACTGGTCGACCTTGCTCTCGGTGAACGGGTCGTTGATCGGGTGCGAAGCCCGGACGCGGAACGCGATGTTGGACGCCGAACGACCGGACGTTACCCAGTAGTTCTGAATGAGCGTGACGATTTCCTGCACGTACCACACGTAGTTGGCTGGGCTGCTGGCGTTGGAGAGGTCGGGGGCCCCGGCGTTCACGCTTGATTCGCTGGCGAAGTTGGACCCCTCGTAAATGTCGAAGATCGCGCAGTGGTCGGCGAGCGTGGCCCCCTGGTACGTGGTCAGCACATCGAAGAAGTGGAGCCAAGTCGCTTCCGGGAACGCCACGAGCGATTCGTGCATGTCATAGATCGACATGGACGACC